ACATTCAATAAAGAAGAAGATACTGCTAAATTTTTAGGATATTCAAAATCTAATCTAAAAAATAAATCATCAGTTGAAGAAGAAATATGATTACCATTAATCATTTCAGGGAATGAAACGTGTTCGTAGAATCTTTCTTTATCCAATGGTGTACTCCACAAACGGAATTCATCTACACTACCAACAAAATTATTTCCTAAACTTATCAATGAACCACTATCCCAATAAAAACTTCCTGTTGCAACAGATGTTGAAACGTTTGTTTCAAATATTGTTCTCTCTTTATCTGCTTGTCTTAAATTTAATGCAAATATATGTTCTGCTGCACCACTTGTTCTACTTAATTCTACACCAAAGAATTTACCATTAAATATAGGTAACAATGATGATGATATACAATTTGAACCAGAGTAATTAAATACAACTTTACCATATGAAGATGTAACGGAAGATGTAACTTCTAAATTCCAACCACTACCCGATATTATTCTAAAATTTGATTGTTGACTTGGTTTTACAAAAAATTCTATCGTATCTGGTTTTCTATTTAGTTCAGTATTTTTCCATTCAAAATCAATTCTAGAACCATTATTCATAACTAATGCAGTAGTAACATTATCCATTACCAACTTACTTTTATTTACATCAGAAACTTCAGGTCCACCAAATTCTAATATTGAAAGGTTTGATGATGGTATACCATAGCAACTCATTAATGCATATATACCTCTTCTTGTTCCTTTATGTTTTAATAAATAAGGTAAGTTATTTGCAATTCTTCTCCAAACTTCATATGTTCTTTGTTTCGCAGGACTTGTATTTTTTGTATTTCCATTGGAATCTTTACCAAATACATGCTCCCACAATTTAGAATCTGCAGATAAATTCTTTGCATCCCAATTAAATGATTTTAATGTATCGAATAATAATTTATCTGAAATTCCATTCTTTGATTTATATCCCATACCTCTTCCATTTTCAATAGATTTGGTATAATAATAAATTATATCAAAGTGATGTGCTAACATATTCAATAACAAATGGAAACTTTGAGAATTCTCAACATTATTTATAAATGTTGGAACATTATTCATAATCCAATTAGGATTTTCTAAATCAAATGTTTCGGCCGTTTCTATAACAGATGTATACCAATTAACAACAATATTATTAGTATGATTTAATCGTATTCCATTAGCATCATGTGGCCAACTTAAAGAAGATGATGTATATAAGAAGTTTTCAAACCCATCAAATGATTGAATTATTTGATTTTTCTTTATGTTATTTTTTTCTATTTGTTTAGGTGATTCTGGTGAATTAGCAAAAGATGCAGTTTGCGATGCCGATATAGCCGCTTCATACGCTTCTATTAATTGTACTTTATAAACAAAGTTATCAACTCTTTCTTTTGCAGAACTAAAATGTACAAAATTATCCCACAAATACCCATCAATTAGATTCGAGCCACTACCATATTCTATGTTTAAATCTTCCTGATATGATAATGATGAACTTAAATATGTTCTAACCAAATCATTAGATGATTCCGAACTACTTAATATTAAATTATCTAATGATTCAAAATTTGTAGAATTTCCGATAACAAAATCAACTTCAATATCAAAATTAGGCCCTTTTATTGGAGGACATTTTATAGAATCTTGCTCATTCAATACGACAGTTTCTATAAGAGGACTACTCATTAATTTAGTAACCCAAAATGTTGTATTTTCAGTATAATTTGCAGGTAATGGTGAATATAATTTTAATATTACCGATTTTACTTCTTTGGATACTACTTCGTTTCCTAATTCATCTTTTTTCTTTTCAGATAAGGTCCAATTATCTTCTTCAAATGAAGAAACTAAAATTTGTTCATTATTTCCAAAATTAGAAAGATGTGTTAAATATTTGCTTTCTTTTTCTGGCTCTGTTATTCTTATTTGTTCTACAAATGAATCAAATAATAATTTAGATATTATATCTTCATCTAAAAATAATTTTGGTAAAATTAATTCAACATTTATTTCATAATCGTTACCAATTAATTGTTCTGCACCACCTCTATTATATGGTTTTAATTTTAAATTAATTCCATCTTTTGGTAACCACTTTGGATATGTATCTCTTAATTTTTTTAAGTTGATATTGAATTCACCATTTGGAGTTTGATTTTGTAATAAGTCAATATAACTTTTATCCCCCAATTGTAACGCAATATCAACACTTGTTGCAGCGAATGTAGAATATTTTACCTGCAAATCAATATTAAAATCAGAAAAACTTGGTATTTCTATTGATAACGGAAAATTAACTTCTATAATAGATGGATAATCATTAACCGCGGTGAAGTTTACTATAATTTCTTTTCTTTGGCCTGTTCCATATTGATTACTTACTGCAACTAATATTACTCTCTTTGAGCCATATACCTCTGCATAATCTTTTTGAAAGTATAATTCTACTGAACCATCCGTTGCAGGTATCTTTAAAGTTTTATCAGCAGTTAAATAAACTAATACATAATCTGCTTTATCCGTTTTAAAAGGAATAGCAATTCCCTTTTCAGTATCGGATTCTTTTACTCTAACATCAAATTGTGTACCATAAACTTCTATCGTTGGTTCTGCTACTGATATTTCTTTTTGAAACAATGCAATAACAACTAAACTACTTGCTAATTCACCAGATGATATTTCAAAACTTAAATTGGAAGGTTTTGCAAATTTAGTATCACTTGTAAAAACTTCATTTAATTTTGAATAATCTATTGAATCCGGATTTGTTATTATCGAACGCTTTCCCCAATATAATTTTGTAAAGCTAAGGTCTTGTCCATAGGATGGTTGGAACGTTGATGAATTATCTATTATCGTAAATACAACTTTACCATTTTTTATAGAATCTCTTGTTATTTCTTGTAGTGCACTACCATCTTCCAATGATATCAAACCATCTTTTATAGATGTTCCAGATTCATTTAATATATCATATTTTAATGAATATAAATTGCCTAATTCATTTTTAAAATTACTACTAAATATTATTTCGTAATCAAAGTTTGGACTAGCAGGAACATCTTTTGGTTTTGAAACTTCAAACTCAAATGTGAGAGTAAATGCACCGGAAACACCATCTGCATTTGTAATTATATCCTGAACATATGATGAACCATTCCAAATATATTTTGTAATAGCTACGTTTTCGGTATAATTTTTTTCATTAGCCGTTATTGGAGTTGTATTCGGTAATCTATTATAATCATAATTGAAATTATAATAGTTTTGATTATATCCATAATTGTAATTAAATGCCGGATTATTCCCAAATGTAGAACCACCACCCATGCCGTTAAACATAGTTGACCCAGCATTTATGTTCATATCAATCGTCCAAGTAAAATTTGGTATAGTTGGTTCGGCTATACTTAATGGGTTTTCATATTTTTTAATAATTGCAACCTCATAATAATTTAAACTAACATATCCTTCCGATTTTGATTCATATTTTCGTTTAGAACCAAATGTTAATGATGGTGAATATACTATTTTATTTGTAGTACCGATTCCTTTTGATATATCTCCTTCAAAAAATTCACTCGCAATATCTCCGGTATTTACTAATGTAATAGTCAATGGGTTACCAATGGATTCTTGAACGGCACTTGGTGGCACAAATGTTGGATTGGTTGGAACCGGTGGAGTATATCCGCCACCTCCGCCTCCTCCCACACTGCCAATATTACCCAATGTTTGATTTTCAAATGGATTATACAATCCATTTCCGTCATATGGGTTATTTATTTGATTTCCTCCAAACTCATTTGGGTCGTAAGATACTGCCATCTATTAATTTTATATAAATATTTTATTGTAAATTTTCTCTTTGATTCATATCTCTTTCAATAATTTGCTCTCTACCATAGCCGGGTCCAAAGTTATTATCGACATATCCTCCACCACCGCCACCAAATGATGGAGCTTCTATTATCTCCCTCACAGGTTCAACGCTTGGTTTTGGTGCGGGTATAACATCAATAAGAATTGGTTTTTCGATTTTTGGTTCTTCTACAAATATAGGAGGTTTTTCAGGAGTTTCTATTGTTATAACAACTTCTTTAGCCGGTGGTAAAACATCTAATACTGGTATATCTTTTGTTTTAGTAGGTGGTATTTCTATTTTATTTGGAGAATATATATTTCTTCGTATTTCAATTGGAGTTTGAAATGAATTTAAATTATTTTGTATTTGTTTTCTTAATTCAACTACTGCAAATTCTTGTGGAACTTGTTTATATGTAATATCTCTTCTCTTTAAAGTTTTTATATTATATGCAACTGCGTTATTTAATAAACCTTGAACCGATGATAATAAAAAATTAAAATCATATTGTTCACAATCTATAAATCTTATTTCAGATGGTTTACCAAAGGTACTTTCTCCTAGTGTATAATATTTGTTATTTACCCAGTAATTAACGCTTTCTTTAAAATCATCGTATATCTTTTTTATAAAACCATCAAAATTTCTTAATCCAAAATCTTTTCTAAGCGAATCTTTAAAATCATTACCAATTTTATTTACAATTGCATCATTTATTTTTGATAAATAACTATTTTCTATAATATCCAAAGCGTTTAAAATATTTTTTTTATAATATTTATAATCTTTATTTAAATTTTGTAAATTAAAAAATTCTTTTGTATTTTTACCATTGATATTTTCAAATTTTGTTTTAAGTGGTAATATTCTTATTTCTTCTCTGGATGGTGATATTTCTTGTATCCAAACTCTTTCTAATTCATTATCACTACCTACTCGATTTCTTACAAAATTTATATTAACTTTTAAAATACCATTTGTAAATCCCAAATCACTTAAAAGTTTTTCAATATCAATTGCAAGTTCTTTTTGGCCTCCCTTATTGGTTACATTATACATGTAATTTTTAATATCGCCTGTTTTTATATAAGCTACACTTTTTCCTGATTTATGTGGTAATAAATTACTATTGATATCGTAAACTGATACTTCCATTACATCGTATTTACAATCACCAAAATCCGTTTCTTCTATTTCATTTTTTGAAACAATGAATAAATCTTCTGCTTGTAGAAATTTACCTTTATTATCTACATTAACATCAATTTGTTCAAAGTTTGTATATTTTTTAATACTCATATTTAAAATTTATTAATAAGAATCAGGATGATTTTTAGTTAATTTCATTTCATAAGATTTACTTTTTGTACTCTTATCACTTTTTGTAACAGAAACTTTTAATTCACCACCTTTATAGTCGGTACTTCCTGACCAACCAAATGTTTTCTTTCGACTATCTTTACCAGATACAGACGATTCATCAATATTTAATTGAATATCTTTACTTGCGCCCGGCTCCATTGTAAAAGAGGATTCGGATAATCTAAACCACCTAAGTCCGTTTGGATAATTTACATCAATTGCAATTGATATTTGCCCCTTATCATTGTTTGTAATTGATAATGTTTTACCATTTATCCATTTGTTACCACCCTTTGCATTTACTTTACCAAAAATAGGAGGATTGTTAGGGTCTGCCTTTTCTTGTAATTTAACAATTGCAACTTCGTTAACAACATCTGCACCCGCAGCCATTGCTTGAGCAGCAGTACCTTGTGTAATTGCCTGTTGTTGTTGTACTGCTCCTAATTGAGATTGTAACCCTTCAATGATTGAATTCAATGAATCAATTTGTTTAATTAATGCTTCAATTTGAACTTTGTATCCGGTATTTTGAGATTGTAACGATGTTCTTAAAATAGATTCTTCTACTGATTTTTGAACAGCCGTTTGGATTTGGCCTGTAAATGTAACCAAACTATCGGAGACAGTTTCTAATTGATTTGAAATCAAATCATCTTTTTGAGATATTGTAAGATTTTCAATTTTTATTTTTTGAACTTCATTTTGTAATCTTTTTATTTCGTTAAGAGAAGCATTGTATTTTGCTGTTACATCTGCTAATTTTATTCGTAAATCTTCACTAATTGCAACCTCTTTATCATATATAGGTCTAGGAACTAAATCTAAATTTGGTGTTGGTATTGTTGGTTTTAATTCCTTTACCTCAACATCAATTGCCTTTTTAATCTCATCTTCATCGTATTTGTCTTTATTTAATTCTTTAAATACCAAAGAAGATGCAACGTTTTTTTCATCAACAATCGTTATACCATAATCATTTTTGACAATAGCTTGTGAACCAGATGAAATTAATATTTCTTCTAATCTGTTTTTTCTTTCTTCTTGTAATTTTTGAGCTATTGCTTCTATTGATGTTAACGCCATAATTATTTTATTTCAAATGTATTTATTACATCTTCGGTTAGATAATCTTCTAATTGATAATATGATGATGTTGGTAAGTATTGTGAACTATTATAACTAAAAGTGTTAGAGAATGATTTTAATGGATATTCTTCTCTACCTTTTACTCTAATTTTTATTTTTGTATTTTTATCGTATTTTGATTTTAAATTACTTAACGTAACTTTAAAATTTTCATTAGGTATAGCAGATAACGAACCAGTTACAAATACTCTATCATTCCAAACTAATTCTAATTTTGGTTCATATATTGTATGTGTTTCTTTTGAAAAGAATTTAAGTACACCATAATCAACATCGTCAGTCGAAGCAGTTTCATGATGATGAATTATAAATCCATTATTATCAATAGTACCACTAATCCATAATTTAACTATTTTAGTAACATCCATTCTAATATCATCCACTTCATTATTAAATGATTGTGATGCGGAGCCACTTAAATACCAAATACCACCCTCTGCATTGTTCGAGCCGGTAGTAGTGTTACCAGTAGTAGGATATATAGCAGTACCACCTGTTGTATCATAATTAACCCACTTTATTGAACTTGCTCCATTTCTATATTTCCAAGTTGCACCATCATAGGTTACGTTATCAAATTTTGTTCCAGTACCCATTACCCAACTTGATGAAACTGCGTTTGCATATATTGTATATTCCAACGGAATTTCTTCAGAATTTGCAGCTTTAAGATTTAAAAATACACTATAACTACCTGTTCCAATATTATCTGCTATTGATTTTGAAACATCGTTTATTGGAAATTTAATTAAAGTTCTTGCAATATCCATTGTAGAACCATAATAAAGTTTACCTACTTCTAATATCTCATCTCTACCTGCATTTTGTTCAGGTTGTTGAAGATATATACTCGAATCATATGATGATGTGAAAAATTTATGCATTATAAGGCCCTCCCTTTGATATCTTTGTTAGGAAATTTAACTTCAAAAACACAAGGGTCCAAAGAAGGATATACAATCTTTCCCTTTGTTGCTTCATCCATATTATATTTATTTGGAGAATAATTACCATCACCTGCACATAAATTTTTAAGTTTAACCGATGGTACACTCATTACTCCTTCTACATTTGCTAATATCAATTCTATTTCTGAAATATTAATTGGTTTATTAAATGTCCAATTATCTATATTGAAATATTCTTGAATTACTGATAAACAATTTGCTAATACTTCTCGTTTATTATAATTTTGATAACATATAATTTCAAAATCTACACCAATATTAACTATAAATCCATCTATAATATTAACGGCGTCGGTCAACATTCTATATTCACCTAAATAAGTTTTAAGATTTTGTTTAACTGCTTGATTAAGTTGAGTAAGATTTTTATTAGAATCATATCCTAATAAATACATATTGATTGCAAACGGGTTATTAACTTCGGAAATAGCCGTTCTTTTGTTTGAAAGATATTTAACTAATTCTTTTTGTATTTCCGATTTAGCCATTCCTTTCATAGAATCTACCAAATTTGTAAATTCTGCAATATTATTTGGACTAGCCAAAATTGATGCAGGTGAATTGTTATCAATTTCACCATCTGGACTAACATATACTTTTGCAACACTACCATATCTGGCTGGCATACTTAATGCTCTAACAATATAATCTTGTCTTGTAACTGCTCTATTTTGAGAACCAAACATTGCTAATGCATTTTGTCTAATTTCTTCAATTGATTCTGCACCTCTACCGCCAACTGCCGGTTCAATATTTTCTACCGCTATTGTTGTTTTAGCTTGGTTATATATTCTCAAGTCACTATCACTTAATGATAATAAATCTTCTTCGTATTCTATTTTTATAATATTAACCAAATCACCAGTATTAATATTTGATTCTACGCCACCACCCACTAAATATTTAACGGTCAATGTTGTATTGGTAGGAGCTATTCCAAATGTATTTGTTTTTAAGAAATTAGAAGGGTCAATACCTCATCATTCATTGTAGTATCACCACTTCCAAATTGTAAATCCATTGTATTATTTGAATTAATTTTGGCACTAAATCTTCTAGGTACTTTTTGTACTTCTAAAATATAAGGAACTTCTGATGAATTTGTATTTAATGATGAGTTTGTGTTAGCAGAAATATTTGCTTGTTCTACAAATACACTTTCTTGTGCTAAATAAGGAACTTCATAATATTTGTTATTATTTAAATCTGCTACTGAAACAATTTGTATTATATCCGTATCTGTTAATGAAATTGATGGATAATCTACATCATTACCCATTATAAATGATGTTTCTACTTGTGTTGCCGATATTGCTTTAACTAATTTACTAATAAGATATTGAGTTGGTTCTCCGGTAGAATTTCTTTCATACACATCTATTTCTCTATCAATTGGATTTTCAAAATCAACTGCATCGGTTGTTCTAAATATTATATTTGAATTAGATGATGCTTTTATTTCCATACCATCTTTAATCTTTAAATAAAATCTAGAATCAGGTTCTAAATTTCCACCATTATTTTTTGATGGAACAATTTGATAAACTTTTATAGTTGTTGCCGCAGGAGAAGATAATTTTGGTTTATATCCCATAGATTGAGCAATAGATACCACATTCTTTCTTTCACTAGCGTTTGCTAGCATTGATTCTTTTAATTGTGTATCTTGGTAAAATGAAAGCACATCACCAACATACGAAGCCATGTCAATGAATATGTTTCCAGGTGATGCATCTGAAAAATCGGAGTAATTATCCGGAAAATATGTTTTTGCGAAATTAACTAAATTTTCTTTAAATGTGGTAAAATCTTTACCAACATAATTTATTTCTTTATTGTTATTTCCCCAAGTCTTATTTAAAGATTTAATTGCCATTTTATATTATTCGTTTATTGATACTTCTACGTTATCGCTTATATCTGGATTTAATTTTAATGAAAAAACTATATTAAAGTTAATTGTATGGTTATCTATATCTGCCTCATTAAAATCAAAAACGATTTCATCTATATTAACTTCAGGAATCCAATAATTAACAGCCTGTTCTATTGAATCTTGAATTTTTTTCTCTATATCACCCTCAACTATTGGTTCAAATAAAATTCTATGAATATCACATCCAAAAAGTGGATTCAATAATCTTTCCCCTTTTCTTGTTAATATTAAATTTTTAATATTTTCAGCATATTGTTTTCTGGTGGAATAATTTTTTTGAAATATTCCATCTGTATCTGAATTAGAAAAACCAATACTTAAACCTTTATGTTGGTTTTGTATTAAATCTTTTACCGGTATTTTTCCTAATTCTATTGCCATTATTTATTAAATCTTTTTACTAATTCACTATAATCTCTAGTCAATGCTTTTATTGTAGCATCTTGTAATCCATCACCAGTTGATTCTAATTGTTGAGGAATACTTTGAGGTATTTGTATGCCTTCTCTATAATCCATAGTTTCCCAATCTTCTTCCATACTTTGTTGTGGTTGTAACATATCTAAAACACTACCACCACTAACTCCTAATGGAGATGCCGTTCCTTCTGCTCTTTGTGCAGACGTAAATGGTTGTGTCATATTAAGAATCTCATTAATCATTGGGTCTTTTGAAAATTCCCTTTGAGGTTGAGTTCTTTGCTGTTGAATTGGTTGTTGTCTTTTAATCGGTGGTGTAACTTCTGTCATCTCTCTCAACGATGGAGTAGATGTTTTCTTTTGTGAGTTTAATGTAACTGCACCAGATTTGATAAGTTTAACAAGTTCTTCTTTTACCTGTAACTTAACTTCATTTTTAACAACTTCTTTAATTAAAGTTAATAAAATTTCTGATTTCATAATAATTGTTTTGTATATGTTTAGTAATAAATATTGTATTTAAATTTTATTTAGTTATGGGGCAGGTGGTGCAGATAATGTAGAAGAAACAGCTCCCGCTGCTTCACCTCCTATTTTAGCAGTTATCATTGCCGCTACCTCACCGGCCTTTCCTACACCTTCACCAACTGCATAATTAAATGCCATTGGTGCTA